GAGAGAGGCCCGCGCAAGCCAAGGGATTTTCACAAAGCGATTGAATTATCCAAGGATTGGAATTGAATGATTACTGAATCAATACAGAACTGGTTAGAAGAGCTGAACTTGAACCTGGAACAAAAGGTTTTAGCAGGTCTGTGTCTCCAGCTGGCAAAGAGCTTCGATCAACAGGCCAACACCTCGACGGCAGCCGAACTGAGGAAGACCGTGCTTGAATTGAAGCGCTCTATTGGCGATGCAGCTCAATCTATTGATCCCTTAGAGAAGTTGCTAACCCGATAATGCTTCAGCTACCCACGCTCTACACGGAACCGCTATCTAAGGACTTCAAGACCGACGGCGATAAGCTAATCGAGTTTGCAGAGATAGCTTGGAAAAGCCCGGAGAATCCAGAGGGCCTTCAGCTGGACGAATGGCAAAAGTGGTTGCTTCGAGCAATCCTCGAGCGCTATCCGGATGACAATCCAATGTACCCAGGCAGGCTTCGCTATCGCCAAGTTGTTATCTCAGTTGGACGCCAAAACGGCAAGAGCCTTATCGCAGCGATGCTTGGACTTTACGGCTTGCTACTCCATGAGATTGGGCCACAATGCATCAGCCTGGCATCGAGCACGGATCAGGCCAACATCGTTTACAACCGAGTTCTCTATGTAATCAATAGCAACCAATTCCTAAAGAAGCGATTCAAAAGAGCCACCGAGACCCGAGGCATCGTCACCGCTGACGGTGGTGGCCGGTATGATGTAAAGGCTGCCAAAGAAGCTGCCCTCCAAGGTATCCCGATTAGCTTCTGTCTATTCGACGAGCTTCACCTGGCAAAAGAGGGAATGTGGTCAGCTGCAGTTCTTGGAACTTCCCAGCGCAAGGATGGAATCGTTGTTGGAATTACAACAGCTGGAGACCAAAACTCAAAGACTCTTATCGACCTTTACAAGTCTGGAACTTCTGCAGCCAACGGAGCTGAAGATCTAGAGCGCTTCGGCTTCTTCCTTTGGACTGCACCGGATAACGCAGCCATCGATGATCCAAAAGCAATTATGGCAGCCAACCCTTCTGTTGCAGCCGGTCGAGTTCAGATTGAGCAAATCATCTCTGACCTAAAGACAATTCCAGAGCACGAAGCAAGACGCTATCGCCTAAATCAATTCATAGCTGGCACGTCTAACTCCTGGTTGCCTGGCAACTTGTTTAGAGCTGCTACTGGCAGAGGTGTGACCAATACTCAAAACGCCGTCTTCGCCGTGGACATTACAAAAAACTGGGGCCACGCTACAATCGCAATTGCTAACACTCAAGACGGTGTTCAAGAAACGGAGCTAGTGATGTCGCTAGTAAACCCAACCGAAGACCAGCTCTACAACGAGCTAACCGCCTTGTATGCAAAGTTCAGTCCGCGAGCGATAGCATTGGATGATCGCCAGCTAACCAATTTGGGCAAGAGACTAAAAACCTCCGGCCACACGGTCTGGCAACTATGGGCTAAAGAAGTCTCCTCAATGTGCTCGGCTGTCTATGCTATGTTTGGCAACGGCCTCGTTAGGCATGCGAATGATCCCCTCCTCGTCGCTCAAATGCCTAACGGGGTTTCCAAGCAAGTGGGAGAGTCCTGGTTCATTAGCCGATCGGAGTCTCTGGGAGACATCGATGCCCTAATGGCAACAGTCATGGCACTCTACGTTTCTTCGCGAGCGCAACACGCTACAGTCGGAGTATTCTAGTCGGTCTGTGATACTATGATGTATCTATGGCATCTTTCTTTGATAGGCTTCTAGGACGTCCAGAGCGACGCGCTGCCCAGCCAACAATTCCAACCAGACACCCAGCCGTTGTAAACCCAACAACTGCATTGTCTCTCACAGCCGTTTACAGAGCTGTCCAGATCATCGGCACTCCGATTAGCAAGATGACCATCAACACTTACAGATTCGCGACAGGCATTGAACTAAAAGTTGAAAACCCAGTATTGGTAAACAACCCAAGCATCCAACAGAACCGTCGCGACTTCCTTTTCCAAACAGTTGCATCACTAGCGCTCGAGGGCAACGCTTACTGGCTAAAGAACTTTGGATCTAACGGTCAGGTAAACAACCTAACTATTCTTCCAGCTTCAGCCGTCCAACCAAGCTGGCCAAGGATGAACAATGGTGCAATTGATTACTCAACCGTTGTCTATGACTACTTGGGCACACGCTACACCGAGCGCGAGATTGAGCACCTTAGAATCTTTAGCCAGGCTGGTCAGCTTCTAGGTGTAAGCCCAATTGCATCCTGCTACAAAGACATAAGCGCAGCTATTGATCTAAGAGATTACGCTGGCAACTGGTTCACCGCAGCCGGAGTTCCAACAGGAATCCTAAAGACCAACGCAATGCTAAACAAGGACGATGCAGAAACAGTAACTGCTAACTGGCACAACAAGCAGCAGAACCGTCAGGTTGCAGTTCTAGGAAACGGTTTCGAATACCAGCAGATCGCGCTCTCCCCGAAGGACGCCCTCTTTACCGAAGTTCAGGATCAGCAGGTTCAGGCCGTTGCTCGCCTATTCGGTGTCCCAGCGCGACTGCTCCTGACTTCCGTGCCAGGTGCTTCAGACACCTACACAAACCTCCAAGATGAGAACCAGGTGTTCTACCGTCACACATTGATGGCTTACACCGATGCAATTACCGACGCTCTAAGCAACTGCCTTCCACGTGGCAACCGGGTCGAGTTTGACTTCGAGCACCTATTCAAGGCAGATGTCGCAGCTAGATACAACTACTACAAGGTAGCTATCGATGCTGGCATTCTGACTCCAGAAGAAGTAAGAACGAAAGAAGGACTAGATGTCTGAAATGATTACACGCGAGTTTCAGGCTCGATTAGTTGAGACCGAGGAAAGAACCATTGTTGGTCTTGCAGTTCCTTACGGTCAGGAGATCGAGCTAACCGGAAACACCAAAGAGCGTTTCGAGCCAGGAGCAATTGATGGCGTTGAAGACGTAAAGCTGTTTTACGGTCACGAAGAGCCAATCGGTAAAGTTATCGAAGGCCGCGACACTCCAGAAGGGTATGAGATTGTTGCTCGAATCTCGGACACTCCTCGAGGCAACGAAGTTTACACATTACTTCAGGACGATGTTCTGAATCGCTTTTCGGTTGGTTTCTTTCCGGTTGTAGATCGTAAAGAAGGCCAAACGATTGTTAGGGAGCTAGTAGACCTCAAAGAGGTTTCAGTAGTTCCGTTCCCTGCCTTTGAAGGCGCAAAAATAACCGAAGTCCGCAGCGAAGCAGAGCTAGCTGATGAGACTCCTATCGAAACAGAAAGTGAAACAATGTCAGACAACATTGAACTTGACGTTCGCTCCGTTCAGGATGAGGTTGCAGAACTGCGCCGAGTCATTGAAGCGGGCAAATCAGTCGAGACTGCAACACCAGCAACACACAAGTTCCGCTCTCAGGGTCAGTTCGCTAAGGCTCTTCTAGACGGAGACGAAGACGCCAAGGCTCTAGCCCGCGCTGCTTCGACTTCAGCAGACACAGTAGCCCTTCCAGGCTTCTTGGGATACATTGATAACCTAATCAACACCAACCGCCCAACACTCTCAGCATTCTCTCGCGCAGCTCTTCCAGCAGCCGGTCTAACCGTTGAGTATGCTCAGGTATCTGCAAACACTCTTACAGTTGGCGTTCAGAACCCTGAGAATGAAGAACTTGCTTTTGGAAACCTAACCATTGATTCAGTATCAGCTAACGTAATTACTTACGGTGGATACACTTCAATGAGCCGTCAGACCATTGAGCGTTCATCCGTAAACTACCTAGACACCGCACTTCGCGCTCTATCTATTGCTTACGCGAACACAACCAACAACGCTGTAGTAGACCTAATTGAGGCCCAGAACTACGCAGGTAAAACATTCGATGTATCAGCACTAACAAGCGAAGCCCTTATCGGTGGAATCGCAGATGCATCCGCGTTTATCTTTACAGAGACCGGACTTCGCCCAGAGGCGATTATGGTTGGAACTGGCGCTTACAAGAAGCTTCTACAAGCAGCAGGTGAAGATGGCCGTCCAATCGTCGTAGTAGATGGCCCAGGAGTTAACAACATTGGATCAGCTAATATCCCAGGTCTAGCCGGGCAGATATTCGGTTTGCCAATTATTGTAGACCCAGCATTTGGAGCCAACCTAGGATACATGGCTAACAGCGCAGCAATTCAGACTCTCGAGTCTGCAGGTGCACCGGTTAGACTTTCTTCAGGTGACATTACAACCTTGACCGACTCAATCAGCGTTTACGGCTACATGGCGATTACCATCCCATTCGCAGACGCTTTGGTCAAACTAGACATCGTTTAGTAGGAATCTAAAATGGCAGTGACGTTGGCAGAGTTTCAGGCGTATGTGGGAACAGAGGAAACAACCTTCCCACAAGAATGCCTGACTGCTGGACACGCCTTGGTAACCCGATACATCGGAACCAAGACCGTGCCGGTGTCAGTTCATGATCAAGCGACTCTAATCGCTTCGTCTGAACTCTTCCACCGTCGCTCAGCTCCTAATGGAGTGGCTCAGTTTGCCAGCTTTGATGGATCACCCATTAGAGTTGCTAAGGATCCATTGAATGCCGTTTACCCACTACTGATGCCTTACACGGGCTATGCAGTATGAGCGAAATCAATGCAGCTAAGGTCGAGTTTAAACTCGAATTAGTTGATGCGGGTTTGAACGTCCTGGAGTATATTCCAGAGCGAATCACACCGCCCATTGTTCTTCTAAACTCATCTAATCCTTATCTTCAGACATCTCAGTTTGGAGAATGGAGCCTTGGCATCGAATTGGTTTTGGTAGCTTCTACCGCGACCAACAAGAAAGCGACCGAGAATCTAGATCAGCTAATCGAGGATACTTTGAATGCCATAGAGCCTTTGACTTATGTTCGAATTACTTCTGTCAATCAGCCTTACAACCTACAGACCAACAACGCTGAGTTTTTATCGGCAAACATCTATTGCCAGCTCAACTTAACAATTTAGAAAGGTAGCCATGCCGGCTTCAACCAGAATCAAAGCACAAAACATCCTCTTCAAGTTTGGCGCAACCGAATACGCTTGCGACGCTAACTTGGTTCAGCTAACTCTCGATGACGCTCCTGGCGACGTCCAGACCTTCTGTGAGGTTCGCGTCGGTGGCCAATGGTCACTACAGCTAGACGGAATCGTATCCGGAGACGCTGCAAGCCTTTACCGCGTTCTTTGGGACAACTTCGGTTCAACCGCTCAGTTCACCATCGCGCCTAATGGAAACGCCAGCCCGTCTTCAAGCCAGCCTCACTACAAGGGAACTGTCACCTTCGACCAGATTCCTCCACTAGCTTTGGTTAGCAACGAGACCGCAGTATTCAGCGTAACCTTGACCGTGGTAAACACTCCTCACACCCCAGCTTCAGACATCTTCTACGGTGTCGAGGTAGACGCAACCGCTTAGTTATGGCTCAGCCAACTGGCATCAAGGTTGAAGGTCTAAAGGAAGTTCTTTTTGCTTTAAAACAAATTGGAGTTCCAACGGCTGAGGTTTCTGCAGCTTCTCAGGAAGCAGCCGAGATCGTAGCTTCTACTTCACGAACCTTGGTGCCAGTCAGGTCTGGTCGCTTAAAAGCATCCATTAGAACAAAAAAACAAGCTAGAAAAGTTCTTATCAGCGCTGGAAACAATACAACAGTTCCATATGCTGCTCCCATTCATTTTGGCTGGTTCTATGATAAGAACAACTTTGTAAACAAGAACATTTTGCCAAACCCGTTCTTCTCTAAGGCACTAGGTTTGACACGTGAACAAGTTTATAAAACTTACTTTGAAAACATCAATAAACTGTTTAACAAGTATTATAAAAAATTACCACCGAAGGGATAACACAGAATGAATAGCTTTGATTTTGAAAGCCTGACTCTTGAAGAAGTAGAGATCATCGAGAACCTAACAGGCGAAAGCATTGATAACGCCTTTGGCAACGCAAAGCCTAAAGGCAAGGCACTAAAGAGCTTTATCTGGGTTGTAATGAAAAGGGAAAATCCTAAGTTTACGATCGAGGAAGCAAGTAAGTTTACACTTAGCCAGGCGCTCGCCATGGTTCAGGGTGATGAAGCAAAAAAAGAATAAGGAAGCAAGCGGCAGTTAGAATGGCCAGCTTTTGCCAGGCATTCAACATCAGCCCATCGGAGTATAAAGCTCTGACAATGGTTGAGTTCGCGGCCTTCCTAAAAGTTTTGGAAGATGGTATTGACCGATGAGCTTAGTTCTCAATGTTGAAATCCTTGGTGCATTCAAGAATCTGACAGCAGCCACACAAGGCGCTAGCAAACAGCTCCAAGGTATGCAAGGCGCTGCAAAAAAGATTAGCGCTGGGATTGGTAAAGCTTTTGCAACAATCGGTGTTGGTTTATCTTTTGCCTTTATAGCTAGGGAACTCGAACAAGCCTCTAAAGCTGCAGTCGAAGACACTAAAAGCCAAGGACTCTTAGCCACAGCCCTAAAAAATACGACCGGGGCAAACAACGCCCAAATTAGCTCTGTTGAAAAAGCTATCTCAAAGATGTCGATTCAAGCAGCTGTCGCTGATGACACACTAAGACCGGCGTTTGCACAGCTCGCTCGAGCAACGGGCGATGTAGAGAAATCTACAAAGCTAATGAGCCTAGCTCTGGATGTTTCAGCTGGAACCGGTAAGAGCCTGGATGTTGTTGTAAAGGCATTGTCGCGAGCTGTTGGGCCCGATGGAACAACTGGAGCTCTTGAAAGACTTGCCCCGGCAATCAAGGGAGCTTCCGATCCACTAGCAGAGCTCGAGCGCCTATTTGCAGGAAGCGCCGAGAAGGCAGCCAACCTGGATCCATACCAGAGACTAAACGTAGCCTTAGGAGAAATCTCTGAATCACTTGGAACTCTTGTGGTTCCATTGGTTGAAGCATTCGCAGTAGCAATTGTAGACATACTGCCCAAGGTTCAAAACTTCTTTAGCGTTCTAAATCAAGCGCTCAATAGCCCAGCGGTTCAGAAAGCTTTTGAATCACTTAACAAATCTTTTGGAAGCCTTGGCGCATCCCTCGCTAAGCTCTTTGGTATTACAGCTGGCCCAGAAGCCTCAGGCTTTATCGGGTTCTTCGTTGTTGTATCTGGTCTTTTGGAGGGAATTGTAAAGACCGTAGATCTAATGGTTCAGGGTTTCAAGAACGCATTCCCAGTATTTAGAATCTTCTCAGACTTGGTAAACACAATCTCTACTGGCTTGGTCTCAATCTCTGGCTACACGCCACCGGCAACTCCAACCTTGACAAGCATCCCTAGCTTTACTGGCGCACCTGGTCAAAACGCAGGCTCAAAGAATGTCACAATCAACATCAATAAAGGCAACGTCACAGCCAAGGAAATTGCAACCGCAGTAAACAAGGGAACCAAGAGCACAGGAGCCCCATCAATTACTTCGGCTGCACTTAGGCGTCTCGGAGCACAATGATTCCGAACTTTAACATCGAGACAAACCTTCTAGTCGAGTTCTTACTTCCCGACGAGGATGGCAACAGCTTTATCCTAGGCATTAGCCTTTTGGGTGGAGACGATGTTTTAGGTGGCTACGGTGAGTTTGTAATCAACGAATCTCTTATCGGTGGCGAGGATGTTTTGGCTCCAAGCTCTGGGCTAAAGTGGCAGGAGGTTGGATGCCAAACTTCTCAGGTGGGGCTCAGTCTTGGGGGCAGCATTGCAGACGCAATCTACTTCCAACCCGAACCAGCCACGGCTAATCTCATACTTCAAAGCTTTGACCTAGATCCAACGGTAAACCAGAACATTAGGGCCAATACAAAGATTAGGGTCAGACTTGATTCTGAAGAACTAGATCGAGTTCTCTTTGTTGGCTATATCGATACCATCGACGTGACCTACTTCCCACAAGGCCCAAATCTTATTCGGATTAGAGCCTTTGACATTTACAAATCAATCGTAAATCTCCGTATCGATGACTGGGATACAACAGGACTACCAGGGGGAACTTACGCAACAGTAGATGAGGTCTTTGACCTTATTGCAATTAAGACCGGAACTTCTTTAGCGAGCCAATCACTTCCAGTCGAAGGCAAGATTCCTTCGGTTGAGCTTACTAACGTGTTAGTTCCAGATGTAATCAACGATGCAATCTCCGTGGGACTTGCAGTTGTTTGGATAGACCAGGACACAGAGGAGCTAACTGTTATCCCTCGACCACAAGAGGAAGAGGGAACTGCAACTACTTATATTATTGGCAACGACCATTCACTAAGCCCTTACCACCTATGTCTATCTGAGATAGTCGTTAGCTCGGATGCCGATGCTGTTTACAACTCTTTGAAGGTAGCTTTGACTTCTGACCCTGAAACCTTTGTAATTATAAGAGACCAGGATTCAATTGATCTCTACGGAGAATCAGCCATCGACGTGGCAATCAATACAACCGATTCGACTGAACTAAACCGTTGGGCTACTGCTGTTTACGAGCAAGCTCCAACAAAGCTAGTTAGTCAAGTCAGCACTCCGGCCAAGGACAGGCTCGGAAACCTAACTGAAGCATCGGTGTTTACACCGGGAACTCTGGTTGGGGTCAGTTATACTAAGGATCAGCTCAATATTGTGGGATACTACACTATCATCAAGGTAAACCACGACATCGATGTAGACAACTGGTTCACAACTCTCGAACTATGGAAAGCAGCTTAAATGGCATTCAAAGTCTTCTCTAACGGAAGCACATTACCCGCTTCAGATCTAAACGATTACCTAATGAGGCAGTCAGTCATGGTCTTCTCAAACTCAACAGCACGCGCTTCAGCTATCACTTCCCCTAATGAGGGAATGCTCACCTGGCTAGAAGACGTCAATCGCTTCCAGTATTATTCAGGCACAGCCTGGGTAGATTTGGGCGATGAGCCTTCTGGCTGGTCAGACAAGTCGGCCAACTACTCAATCGTTGCAGCTGACCTTGGAACTACTATCCGTTCAACTGGCTCAGCAATCACAATTACAATCGACAACGTGCTAACTCAGCAGGGCGATCGTATCGACTTTATCCAGGCAGGTGCCGGGCAGATTACATTCGCAGCTGGCGCAGGGGTTACCTTATCTTCAGCTGACGCAAAGCTAAAGACTGCTAAGCAATACGCAGCAGCTTCTGTTGTGTTTGGTGGCTCAGGTGTTTATTACTTGATTGGAAACCTAGGCTAACAATGCTTATCCCTCTTGGAATACTTGCCTCATCTACAATTAGTGCAATTCCCGTTAGCTTTTTAGTTATTGCTGGTGGAGGTGGTTCTTATATTGGAGGTGCTGGTGCTGGTGGATACCGGTCTTCTGTTGCAGGTGAATCTTCCGGTGGAGGGGCTTCGGCAGAATCTCCAGTATCTATCGAGCTAGGAACAAATTACACAGTTACAGTTGGCGCTGGTGGAACTGGCGGTTCAGCAAGCTCAACTTCAGGTAGCAATTCAATTTTCTCAACAATTACAAGCATCGGTGGAGGAAAAAGCAATAACGTTTCATCATTGCCAGCTGGAGGATCTGGTGGAGGTGCAAACAATACATCTACATTCGGGCCTGGAGCTGGAACTGCTGGACAAGGTTATGCCGGTGGTATTGGAGCACTAGACGGAACTGGCAACAATAACGCGGGAGCTGGTGGAGGTGCAGGCGCTTTAGGCGGAAATGCAACAACTTCTAGAGGAGGTAATGGTGGGGTCGGAGTAAGTTCGAGCATCACTGGCTCTTCAGTAACTAGAGCTGGTGGAGGCGGAGCCTACGGCTATATAACTATCGGAACTGGCGGCACCGGTGGAGGAGGAAATGGTGGAAATAACACTGGCACTGCACAAACAAATGGAACAGCTAATACTGGCGGTGGTGGTGGCGGTGGAATTACAGCTGCAGTAGGAAATGGTGGCTCTGGTATTGTAATTCTTTCCTATCCATCTTCTATTACAATTACAATTGGGGCTGGCCTAACTGGCACTACTTCAACTGTCGGTGCAAATAAGGTAACTAGCATCACAGCTGGAACCGGAAATGTGAGTTGGGCATAATGGCACACTACGCATTTTTGGATAAAAAGAATCTGGTTGTTGAAGTAATAGTTGGAATTGACGAGAATGAGCTAATTGATGGTGTTGATCCTGAAACTTGGTACGGTAAGTTTCGCAAGAAAACCTGTAAAAGAACAAGTTACAACGGCAACATCAGAAAAAACTATGCAGGTATCGGCTTTACCTATGACGCTGAACGGGATGCTTTTATTCCACCAAAGCCATATGAAAGCTGGAGTCTAAACGAAGAAACTTGTATATGGGATGCTCCGGTTGCTTACCCTGGTGATGGCTTCACTTACTTCTGGAATGAATCAGAATTAGCTTGGGAGTTGTCGGACTTCTCAGAATCTGAGGGGTAATGGCAGATGAAACAACGGGTGTTAAAATTACCCAGAACGCAATTTACGCTAAACAGCTTGAGCATGGAGAAACCCTAATCAAGATTCTGCAAAAGCTAGATCATTTAGATGACGTCCCGGACAGACTTCGAGAAGTCGAGCTTACTTTGGCACGCTTAGCCTGGATCGAGAAGATTGCCTACACAGGACTATCGGCTGCACTCGTTTCAATCATCGGACTAATAATCAGCTTAGGAGCTAAATAATGAGCGAACCAAACAACTTCACAATTGACGCCGGTGCCCGGTTAGTCAAAACTTTTGTCTATGAAAATCCAAACGGCACAGTTGTTAACTTGACTGGATACACCGCAACCTTTCAAATTAGAAGATCAACCTTTGGTCCTTTGATAACTTCCGCAACTCCAACAATCAACGCTTCGACTTATGTAATTACCCTGACTCTTACCCCAGAGCAGACCTTGTTGCTTCGCGACTCAAACTATGTTTACGCAATTCAGGTATCTAACGCCTCAACTGGAGATGTAAAGATTGCATCCCATGGAGCCCTAACAATAAACCAGGCGATTGTAAGATAGTGATCTGGCCCTACAAGAAACCGCTGCCTGCAATCACGTATGACTTTGGCTGGAGAATACATCCAATTTTGGGCTACAGAAAACACCACAACGGCACGGACTACGCTTCGGCAATCGGTCGAAAGCTATTCGCCGTGGCTGATGGTAAAGTCACTTACGCCGGCCCGAGCACTCTAAAGTTTAAGAACGGCGAACCGGCTGGCGGTGGCTACATCGTAAGAATCCAATTCAAGGATGCTGGCAAGTTCTACACAGCTACTTACATGCACTTGCGCAAGGGATCTCTAGCCGTTATCAAAGGTCAGAAAGTTAGCATGGGAGACTTGGTTGCAGAGTCGGGCAACACCGGAGAATCCACCGGGCCTCACTTACACTTCGAGATTCAGTCAGGACGCTTCTATACTTGGAATGCAACCGGACGCGGATACTTAGATCCAGTTCCATTTATCAAAGCAAGATTGGACAAATAATGAAACCAGAAACTTGGGCGCACTTACGCAAGGCACTTTGGAGCTACCTTCGAGCTGCATTGGCAGCAGTTGGAGCATTGGTTCTAGCTGGCATCGAAGACCCTGGAACAATCACAGCTTCAGCTCTTATCGCTGGAATCTTAGGCCCATTGGTTAGATCACTAGACCCTAACGATGACGCATTTGGAATCGGAGCTTCGGTGCAAGAGGCTTACCAAACAGCTAAAGAAGACGAGCCTCAGCCATAATGTCACACCCGGTCAATAGCATCGGGCCATGGAGATTACACAGAAAATAGAAGCTTTAGGCTTCGGCAGGTATTTAGGCACCTTTAAGCCTAACTCTCAAGAATGGCACGCTGCACGTGAAGGCGTTGGCGGTAGCGATATTGGTGCACTAATGGGCAAGTCACCATGGAAATCTGCTTATCAGCTTTGGGCCGAGAAGACCGGACACCTAAGCGATGAGATTAAACCATCGATGCCGATGAAACTAGGCACAGCTTTTGAAGCTCCTATTCGCGAACTATTTCGAGAGCAAAACGAAGGCTGGCTAAAGGTCTATGAGACTGGAACCTGGCAGAGCGTTGCTAACCCAATTCTAAAAGCCAACCCCGACGGCATCATCGAATGGGAAGATGGAAAGCTCGGAGTCCTTGAGATCAAGTTCACCAGGCAGTATTGGGATGAGCTACCTGAGCACTACAACCTTCAAGTTCAACATTACCTTCAAGTTCTAGGTCTTGAGCGCGGTATCGTCGTAGCGGTCGCAGGAGGCGATTGGAAAGAGTTTGAGGTCGTTTGGGATGATTCCCTTCAGAAGGACATGAAAAAGGCTGTACGAGCCTTCTACGGCCTTGTGACATCAAATAAGCCCCCAGATTACGACGGCAGCACATCTACTTACGAAACCGTTAGGGAGCTATCTGAAGGCCTACAGGAAGGCGAGATGGAGCTTGGGTCACTTTGGTCTAACCTGGTTGCAACTAAGTCCGAAGCCGATTACTGGGCCAACGCGCTCCAGGCACAAAAGTCGGCGGTTCTAGCATTCCTTAACGGAATCAAGTATGGTCTCTACCAGGGCGAGAAGGTAATCTCACTTCAAGCCCGAAACGGTAAACCCTTTATCACATTCAAATAGGAGAAAACACAGATGGCATTTGACTTATCGAACTATGAAACCGTGGCCGATCGTATCCAGAAGTTTTGGAAGACATGGCCACAGGGACGCATCATCACAGAAATCAAACTAATCAACGAAACTGAAGTTGTAGTCCAAGCTTCAATCTTTACTGACCGAGAAGACGTTAGACCTGCATCAGTAGATTGGGCGCATGAGACTCGAGGATCGACCCACATTAATCGGGCAAGCTTCTTGGAGAATTGCGCCAGCTCTGCAATCGGTCGCGGACTAGCAACCCTTGGTCTAAGCACTTCTAAGAATCGCCCATCGAGGGAAGAGATGATTAAGGCAACTCGAGAATCTCGGAACTACATCGAGGAAGCTTCTGAAGCTGCAGCGAACAAGGATCTAGAAACCCTAAGAACTATCTACAACACGGCTCTAAAGTCACAAGTTGATAACGATGTTCTAGAAGCCATCAAAGGCTTGGCTGATTCCATAAAGTCCAAGTAATGTGAAAGGGCTGTGACCCACAGAAAAGTCACAGCCCGACGCTCTTGGCGTCACCCAACCACGATGGGCAATCACAGTATAGCCCTAGGAAGGCACAGAATGAGCCTAGAAGCCCTATCAGCCGTCTTGAACCATTCCCATAGCACCGGCACGGCCCGAGCCCTTATGACGGCTTTGGCGTGGCACATTGGAGATGATCCTGAAGAAGGCTGCTATCCATCACAAACTCGCCTGGCTAAATTAGCCGGGTGCTCCGTTAGACAAGTTCAACGCAATCTCCTAAAGCTGGTCGAGCTCGGTGAGATTGAAATGTCGCAACATGACGGAATCGGGTATCGGTTCGT